TTCATCAATAAAGGCACTCGTCTTACAACACCATCAACTTCAGGTGCTGTATTGATTACACCTACACCATTTGTACAGTCTGCAAGTTTTGGTAATGGACCCACCATACCAGGCCACTCATATAAAAATGCAAGTGGATCACCTATCTTTGCAACACCTCTAGGCACAGGATTAGATGTTCTATTTTGTACTGTGCCAGTTTGTGCTATAACCGTGCCGTATGTTAGTGTCTCACAAAAATAATCATCTTGACCAAATCTATCTTCTTCACTAAACAATATGGGCATAACAATAATACCTGTCTCTGCTTGTCGTAAGTTTATAATTAAGTCTGCTATTTTATCTCTAGGCCAAGGCCATTGACCATACTTTTCTATTGCAGCTTCGTCTATTGTTATGATTGTAATATCTTGTGAAGGCGACTTATCTTCATTTGCTAAAAGAATATCAAATGATTTTAATCTTAAAACTTCTTTGACCCATGGATCTTGTAGACCAATATAAGTCATAATAAACAGCGTGATGAACGCTGTCATCCAGTGTGTAAAATATTTCATACTAATTTTGATTAATTGTCATACTGCAAGAAGTATGACCGCACCAGAAAGAGCCACTATAACTTTTATTATTACCTGTTTGATTGAAATACATTGATGAACCATCACTTGTTCTACCATCAACATCAATATCAAGTGTATTGTTATTACCTATTTGATCGATATCAATAATAAAATTATCCATACTTATGATATCAAAATCAATATCATTATCTTGACCATCTTGAACAGAATTAAATGTGCCACCATCTGTTTGATTATCAATTGTAAAATTTAAATCATTACCTTCAGCATATACACTTACGAATAAAACAACAACTAATATGAATATTAGTATTATATTTTCTTTAATTATTCTAATTATATTGTTGAATATTGATCTCATTTTCTTGTCCTAATAGTTCAAAATCATACATTTCAAACTCTCCTTGTATTATATTTAGTATATATCCATACTCTTGATCTAATCTTAACTCAATATATGCACCTGAAGCGTCCTCTCTTATCCATACCCATTGTGGTTCCTCATCTAATATAATGACACCTGTTTCAGGATTCTTACCTAAAAATATACCATCTATTGACCCTCTTTCGTCTTGTTTATCAAACTCATTTCTCATTTGTTCTGCAAGTTCTTCATTGATTTGTTTGAGTATGTCTGCCAAAAAGTTTTGTTGTAAAAAATCTATATCTAAACCTGTTACATATAAGTTTTCCTCTTCTTCAAGATAATCTTTATCTAAATCATCAATCTGTAAAAAGTCTATATCTAATGCGTCTGCAACTGCTTTAATTTTTTTCACATAGTTTTCATCTTCTATCTCTTTTGGTTTAGATATAATAAGCATATTGTTTATCATGTCTATTTCTAAATCTAATTTTACAGGTGGTGAGGGTGGACTTTCTGGCACAGTAACCTGTGTAGCTTGAAATGCTTGATTTAAAATCACCTGACCAGCTGCACTCTCAACACTTATCTCACCTACAAAACAATTGCCTTGTACATCACAACTTGGTAATAATATAATAGTAGAACCACCTAGTTCATCTATTGTCATAGAAAAATCTGTACCACGAACACCAATTGTTGCAGTAGGTGTTGTTATGACTACATTTTGTTTTGAATTTTTTGCAATTTGTCCTGACGCATATCTAACTGTGCCAAGTTTTGCTGATAGATTTAGTTTACCTGTTTTACTATTAGGGTCATAGACAAATTCATCTATAATAAGTTTACTGTGTTGTGTAACATCAACTCTGGTTTCGTCAATAAACAAAATACCAACTTTACCGTTGCCTGTTTTTACTGTATCGTATTGAAGAATATCTAAAGATTGTTCGATAGTGATATTTTTTTCACCATCTTTTCGATCAACTACACCTTTACCTTCTAGTTGATCTATGTTACCTATGCTACCCCATGAAGAGGTAGCATAGAATAATATTAATATTATTGTAATCCACTTAGTCAGTTTGTGAAATATCAATGTCATGGTTGTCTCCGCTTGTAGTCAATGTAATCATATTATCATAAACACCTGATTGTGTTATATCTACATCAGCGATTGAACCTGTATGTGTGTGAATTAAAGTGTGTCCGTTGACATCACCATCACCATCTATATCAATTAAATAATTATTTGTGTCACCGTTTACGGTTAGTGTTAAGATAGCACTAGTACCATCTATTGTGGCAGCAACTACATTACTATCACTTCCAGATGATCCTGTTATACTTACAGTTGCGTTAGCAGCGTCTGCTGTCTCACCAATATCGATATCTAAATCGTTACTGTTACCTGCCCATATAATTGAAGCAGTAGCAGTAGCACATGATGAGTTACCACCTGTACTATCACAATTAAAGTCAATATCGTTTGAGTTACCAGTTGTGCTAAAAGTTCCTGTAAATGTTGCACCGTTTACATCAAACTTCAAAACATTTGAGTTACCAACTTGATCTATGTCTATTGTGGTCGTTGCGCCTGTGACCGTAGAAGCTGTAGTCGAGTTACCAACTGTATTGTTTTGTCCGTCTTGGGTAATGTCGAGGTCAAGCGTAGCACCTGATTGGGTCACATAGATATCATTTGCCATTACCGGTATAGTGAACAATAATAATAATGCGATTAGTTTAGCGTGCATTTGTTTACTCCTCTATTTTAAATGACCATAATCCCTTATCGAGACCCTCATAAATTAAATTGTGAATGGCGTGTTCGATTGTAGTTCTTATGGCGTAATTGACTGGCTCGTTTGTTGCGACACCAGTTTCTATTTCAAGCGCTTTTGTACTCATATCTAGAAATCTAAATACATCACCGCCACTTGAAAAACTTGCGATAGTCTTTGTTGCTGACACGGTAAGAATAATCTCACCTGTCTGTACTGCAACAAGTCTTATCGAAACTGTTACTTGGTCTGTACGATATTGTTCACTCATACCTATACCAAAATATCTTGCACCTGCACCACCAGATGTTATATTCGTATCATATCCTACAATACCACCCTCTACTATAAGTCCTGCGAACTTTAGAGGTTTTAGTTGATTCTTAACATCACTTTCTCCATCATATAATTCTCTTGTTGATCTTATTAGTTGTCTCTCTTTTATAAGAGCATCTAGTCCTTCTCTCTCTAAAACTATAAACCACGGATCATTACCACCTACTGATTTTAGAGCGTTGATAACCCACACTTCAGGACCTTGTGTTACAGCAGTTGATAGTTGACTGAACTTTGTATTTGGTTTTCTTTGACCTGTTTTATCAGGAAAATTATAAACTGCGATTGTAATTTGTGGTTGCCCTAATTCAGGTATCAACTCTAATCTTTTCATAGTATCAGTTTCCATAGTATAAGGTGTTTCACCTTGATAGAAACCCTCAGGTGGTGTAGTTGTGGCACAACCTGATAAAAAACAAAATAAGAATATTGCTGCTGCTATTTGTGGGAATGTAAAATCCATATTTTTTAAAATTTAAAGTCGCCTACAGGCACAGACATTACTGTCGTTGAACCATCTGGCGATGTAATTGTTAGTGTTATTATCTCTGTGGTCGTATCTTTGACCCAAGCAATTTGCGAACCCTCTACTTCAGCAGTGCCAGATGTAGGACAAGTGCCCTCACATTCTGTGCCAAACATATTATCTACTAACTGTTTTGATAAGTTAGCATAAATTCTACTCTCAACATTTTTAATAAATTTATTGATTGTAGTATTGTTTTCATCACGCTTAGCAGCTGCGTCAGCAGACTTTTGATCGTCTTTGATTTTGTTTTCTCTACTATATCTTAGTTGCTCAAGTGATAGAACATGAGTAGAATAACCATTACCTGAAAATGATGGATTGCTGAACTCTTGTACTAATTCACTTGCGATACTAGGTGTCGAAAGCACATAACAAAATAGACCTAGCACCATAACTTTAAGTGCTTTCATACTAATATTTATAATAAGATGTAATCGAATATTATGGCTATAGTGAGTATTATAGTGAATGTCGCACCTATAATAATGCCACTAGTTGATAGACTTTTTAGATACTCTCTCTGATTTTCTTGGTTTATTATTTTTTTCATTTTCTTGCATTTCTAAAACTGTGTTTAATTTTGATCTTAACCTGATAAGATCATTGTCAAGCATTCGTATTCGATCTAACAAACCTATCAAAGCAGTATTTGCTTGACCTAACTTTGCCTTGATATTCTCTGTGGTAAACTTGTAAATAAAGTATATAAAATACCCCATAGCGATTGCAGCCAATGTGGCAAAACCATACTGGTTTAATATTTCAATTACTGTCATTTTACTTGATATATTTTTTCATCAACAAATATAAACCATAACAAGCAAATAGATATATCGTTGCCACACCTACATCTACTAAATGTTCTCTCATGTTATAGATAAATTCTATACCTGCTTGTACATCACCCATACTCTCGCCACCGTAATTATTCTCTACAATCTTTGTGCCTTCAAAATTTTCTATTGTTTGTTCCATTAGTCTTTTCTTGCGTCTGTTTTACCCTCTGCTCTAGATATTCTATCTTCATCTGGTCTTAGTTTTAGAGCATGAGATATGAGCAAATCTAGTTTTATCATGTCATTATTCATGGTCTTAATTCTATTATCTAGACCCATGATGATACCATGAATACTATTAACTTGACCGATTACTGAATCTAAAATGTATTTAAGAATGATGTATATAAAAACACCCATAACTGTAGCAGACGCTACAGGTAAACCAAACTCCACTAGTATTTCAAAAAACAAACTCATTGTATTATCTATTTATACGCTAAAAAAAAGGGGTGCCGAAACACCCCTTGTTTTGTTATATTGATTAGTTTATTTTTTAGTATATATTGAGTAAAGTACCCAAACAGCAACTAAACCAACTAAACCTTGAGCAGAAAATCCTGCAATAATTGATTGTACGTTACTTATCACACTAACATCTGGCCAGAATGGTACATTTTGCCCACTAAATAAGACTTCAAGTACGATACCTAAAGCGATAAGTGAGACACCAACATCTGCTAATGCAGCTGCCCAGCCTTTTATTTTCGTAATAATTTCCATATAATTCTCCTCATATGATTTGATATCTCAAACTATACATGATATGATAGATATATTTATATTAGAAAGGGGTTAGGATAGAACATCCCAACCCCCATATAAAGAAACAGGTGGAGAGATTAATCATCATTCGCTAGTTTTGAGAAGTAATCTAGTGTTTCATCACCGTCATCATCTTCACTACTAGCAACCGAAGTATCTGCTGTTTCGTTTACAACTGGCTCACTAACTGTTGGTGATGTAGGTGGGTCCATAACATCTTCAGCTGTACCAGTATTTCTAACACCACTTAAAACTTTATCAAGTTTCGCTTTTAACTCATCATAAGATTTAAAGTTTTCAGGTGCAAGAAATGGTTTCAATGGATATTGTTTATTCCATAATTCTTCTATAGCCTCATCATTGTCTTTGATAGTAGATGGACTATCGAACTCTGATTTATCATAATTCCAGTAACCATCAACTTTTCTAATTTTTAGTTTAAAGTTTGCACCTTCCCAAAAATCAAA